AATGAGAGTAGTCCATGGTGGCGATTCTCCTGTAGAAAGTTGGTTGTGGTGACTTACATTCTACCAAAGATCCTGCCATGGATCTTTATTTTATTCAGATGTCCAACTTCATTTTACAATCGGCGAGATATTTTTTATAAATTTCTAGGGGGAACTCGTATCTTTCCGCATATATAAAAGTAGAAGGAGGTCATAAGAATATGACTAGCTACACAACCGAAGAACTTTATCATCAGAACGCAATGATCCTCTCCCTCATCGATGTGCTGGACGACATGTACTGGGAGAACATCGAGAGGCTTGCTGATTTGGGAGACCAGAAGAGCATCGATCTGATTCGTGAAGTCGAAGCCCCATTATGGAAAGACATGTGGTTTAACATTCATTAATAAAAAGTCAAAAAAAAGCCTGTGAGCCACCCATCATCATGAGTAGCCCACAGGCATTCTTTCATTTTACCCTGATTTTCCATCCCACCTGGATAAGGTTGACGTTCCTGATCACGGAAGGATTGAGTCTCTGGATCGCAGATACGCTCGTTCCATATTTCACAGCAATTGCAGAGAGCGTATCTCCGCTTCTTACCGTGTAGTAGACAGCCTGATTCACACCAAGCAGCTCATTCACCTTTGCCTGAACAGCTGCGTAGTCATACCCGGCGGTCGTGATGCGGTTCTTTCGATCCTCACCATTGCCCCATCTTCCGGCAAGAACCTCACGGGCGAGTTCATCAACCGTCTTATGCGGCTGCACCGGAGTAACCGGCTTCGGTGCGGCTGCCTGCTTGGTGTAGCCGTTGAATCCACCTGCCTTGATAATGGATGGATAATTCTGATACGAGATATCCATATCCACGTTGCCGGAAATACCGTCCACTCTCCCGGAAGACGAATACTGCCAGATTCCGTATGTCCCGCCATAGGTGCATTTTGAAGCATATTGTGCTACCCAATGCGTGAATGGCGTGAGCTTTGAATCATCCAGCCTGTCCCGGAACCCGGAATAGGTGGAACTGTAGATACCGGCGTAATAACCTGCCGCCTCCAGCTCTCTGCAGAAGGCAATCGCCGCTTCGGTAGCACCGGCCTTTGCATTTGCGGTTGTTGCCTCGACATCCATGAAGACAGGATATTCGAACTGCTTGCCTCTAAGCTGTGCAAGAAAACGCTTAGCATCTGCCCTTCCTGCTTCTGCCGAGGTGCAGGCAGGCCCTACGAAATAGTACGCACCGACAGCGATACCGTTTGCTTTTGCTTTGCGATAGTTCTCTTCCCATCTGGGATCGGTATAAAGCCCCGCGTCCGACCCGCCTGTCTTGATAATGGCAAACTGGATGCCCGCCGCTTTTACCTTTCTCCAGTCAATGGCCCCCTGCCAATGACTCACATCGATACCTTTGAATTCACTCATGATCTTCCCCTCCTTCAAAATAAGAAAAGCCCCCTGAGCAGTAACGCTCAGAGAGCCTGTGTACTCCGTGTGACGGACGGAGCATCCGAGATATGAGGATCACCTCCTCTCACTGATTGGTCTTTGTTAGCTGCTTGTAGATCTGGTTCACGCCAGTCGCCGCAAGACCGGATACGATGCCGACAGCAAGGGCATTGATGATATCCTTTGCCGGGAAGTCCGGCATCAGATACAGCCCCGCAATGCCGAGCACCGCGCCAACGCATCCACAGATCACCGGGATAAGTTCATCCTTCACGGAGCCAGCTGCCTTGCAGCCGATACCGACCAGATATGCAATCACCGTGATTGCCGCCACACTTGCAATTCCAAAATCCATAGCTTCAATCCTCCTTCTCGTTATTTCTGTCTGCCGTAAGCGGCAGTTCCAGACACTTCTTATACAGGGACTCTCCGGTGCCATTACCGCCAAGCGCCTTGTATGGCTTGTACAGGTACTCGAGGTTGCTCCGATCCTCCGGAGAACACCATCCACGGGCAATAAAAAAGCTGCAGGCCTGATAAATCCGGTCGTGCAGCAATGCCATCATTCCTTCTTTGATTTCGTCATTCTCCCGTTTTCGCCGGAGCAGCGCCCGCCAGAGCCATGTGATGATAGCAATGATCAGGGCGAACAGCTCCTGAATCCAGTAGCGCAAGATAAAGTCTATCAATGGTATCCCCTCCCTTAATCTTCTACATACACCATGAGGTACTTGTACTTGAGTGTCGCCTGATTGTATGCCATCAGGGTCGTCTCATCATTGGCCACCCCGGAAGCAAACTTGAAATGCCCGATTTGGTCTGCATCTGGGTAGGACGTTGTACCATTGTCTCCGTTATCCACGATGCACTTTCCTGTTGTTGCATAAAACCGGAACCCGTTATAGGTGTCCATGTCGGTCGACAGGGTTCCGTCCGAAAGCTGCACTTCGACAACTTTCAGACGGATATCCGGGTCGCTCTTGGTGAGTGAAGACCGCTTCAGGTGAACAGCGCTGTTTGCCTTATACGTGACGAATCCATTCCCATCATCAACATCCAGCGCAAGCTTCGTTACCGCAGCAACATTCTTGATGTGGTCAAACGAGGGCTTTGTCACTTCTGTGACATCTCCGCTGGATCCGCCAGAGCTGGATGTTGGCAGAGTCAGCACCTGCTTGGTTCCCGCCGAGGACCGGATGGTAAGCTTTCCATCACTCAGATCAAACGAGTAGGTGGTATCGGAAAAGACCGCACCTTCCGGTACATCCGCTTTTACGGTATGGCCGTTCACTCTGGCGGCATCGTCGACTATTCCGTCCCCGTCCGAGTCAAATTTCGAGAGCACATCTTCTGCTGTGGTCAGTTGATTTACTGCTTCGCAGAGCCGCTTTATCACCTTGCTTTTCCCGGTATAGTTTACCGTCATCTCATGCCTCCTTCAGATCTGTAAGGGTATAGGTCACCTTCATCGAAGTGGCTGAAGTTTTCGTAACAGGAGAAGAAAGGTTGCAGATCGTCCCGATATACGATGACGGAATGGATTTTTTCGGATAACTGTTGTAGTGAAAGCTGAATAAATGTGGACTTTCATAGCCATAGTCTGGAATGGCCACACTGCTTTTCTTTATGAACTGTCCGTCCGGGTAGATCAGCAAACCGTTGCTTGTAATGACGCCGCCGTTATACATTGGGTAGAGTCCACCGACTTCGTACTGCTTGAACTGGTTTAAAAGAACGATGTTTACCGGATTCGCCATCTCGACTTTATAGACGCTGTGGTTATCATATCCCCTTACATAGTAGAATCCTCTCGACACGACAGCATCGTTTTTTGCTGTCACGGATGAGAGCTCTATCGTCTGCTCATCGCCTTCCTGCGTGAAACTGAAATCGTTGATCTTATATTTCCTTACAAAAAGAAGTGCGTTGCCGGAGGAATTCTCCATGCCGTAGGTATAGTAATTCTCATATTCGCTGCCATTCCAGCGGGAATTCTCCTTCCGGTTCATACGGATCAGGTACAGATATCCGTCCTGCCCGTTTGAAATAACCCAGTTGTCCCAGTTATCCGTGCCGGATAGATTAACGACCTTCTCATCAGGCCCCCAGTATGGGTCTGATACCAGAAGTTTCCAGTCTGGCACTTTTTGCCGGATGATATTGCCGTAACGGTCCGCCTTGTATAAAAATCCCTTATCCTCATCGAAGGCAAAGCCGTATTCGTAGTCCGTCGTGTTTGCGGATTCTCCAGCGTATAGATTCAGGGGATTCTCTCCGGCGGTGTCTCTGGTAAGAGCCAGGGAGGCGATCATCCCGTTTGCCTGTGAAGTGGAAAAATCCCAGACAGATACATACCCTGTGTCCGTCCTCTTTGTTTCCAGAGCGTTGATGCTTCCTCGCATGGGATCGTCTGTGTTTACAGTTCTCGAGGCATGGCCGATCAGATGAACGTCCATCGGAAAATGCACGTTCTCCGCATTCTCCTCCAGCTTCCCGTCAAAAAGAAAAAGGCCTCCGAGACCCCTTTTGCACGCTGGAAGCATTAAATCCGATAAATTAGCGCCGCAGGAGACGGCATGCCCCATCGCGTAGGTCAGAGCATTTGTCACCATGTTGTCCTGCTCGATCCGCTCGGTAAAACCGCTGTTGTGGCTGTGCAGCTCTATACACACATGTCCTTTCATTGCTGTATCATTCCTCCGTATATATTTATTGCGTAAAGTGCCGAGTCATTTTCCAGCACAGCCCTTACCATCAGCTGATTCGATTTTTGCAGGGCGTCCTCCGGGATCTCACGGATATCCGATTCCGTCATAGCGGCATTTTCTTTCCATTCATTCTCAGCGTAGCCCATCCAGTTGGAGCCATTATCGAATGAGATATAAAAAACCGCGTTTTTCGAATCTGCTGTAAGGTGCGTTGCGTGGGAGACAGCACAGGTCGTTACTGAAAGACTGGTCTTAAGCGTTGTAGAGCCGGACCCGATCCAGCCGTTGTCCTTTACCTCGCAGGACGTAGTCACTTTGTCGGCATTGGCCCACGGCGCAAAAACCATGACGTCAGAAGTAGGTTCAGCCTTCTCTGCAAAGCCGCCAAAGATCGAAGCGATATTGAACCCGGCCACACGGTCTGCGATAAGGCACGGCGTATCATGAAGAAGGCGGACGTTTGCCATATCTGAAAACCGGTTCATGATCCGGCTGATGATGAGTCGATCCATCACATCCTCTGCCGTGATCTCGCCGTCCCATTCACCGTTTCCTGCCAGTCCCATGCCGCTTACGACCCCGAGAACCCCATATCTCTCGATCAATAGAGAACCGCCTGTTACGGACAGAACGACATTCCACGTATGAATCGCTGCCTCCACAGCTTCGAGTTCATACCGAAGGCGCAGGATATGCGCTCCGTCCTGAAAGGTTTCCACAGGATGTCTTGTGGTGATCTCCTCACCATTCAGGTAATAAGTGGCTTTGATGACCGCATCATTTTCCGACGTGCTCCCGGAATCTCCATTTTCTGTTGTATCAACCGACAGAAGGATCTCCATGTCGAAGGAGATATGCGTGGTTTTCTGGACCGCAAACTTTACGAACATGACAGAGCCTTCTTTGCCATCAGCTATATTTACCGCCTCGGCGTTCTGGTAGAGCACATAGTGCATGTCGTTATCCGTCTGCGATGAAAGCAGACCGGCAATCGTCTTATCGGATTTACTCTTGGCGGATGCAAGAGAAGGATCCTGTCCCACGCCCTGGATTTCATAGGAGCTGTTGTACTTGAACGTGTATTTCGTGATGCAGAACAGTTTATCCGCATCGCCGATTCCTCCGGGAAAGGAAAGTACATCTCCAAGGTCATAGGCTGGATTTCCGATCATCGTGACTTTGAAAGGCACATAGTCGATCTGCTGAAGTGCTGTAAGGATGGCACGTCGCTGTTTCTCAAGACTTTCTGCCACTCCGTACTGGAGGAAGGGATTGCTGCCTAGGTTATAGGTGAGTCCGTTATCCTCGTCCATCCCGTAGTAGCTGGTTGTTTTGTCGCTTAGATTTACACAGGAGATGCCGGTGTATCTTGTCTCAAAATCGGAAAAAGAGCCTCCGCTGAACCGATGGCTTGCATCTATGACATCGGTGACATTTTGATGGTAGGCGCAGAACTTTATCCTTCCCGCTCTGTCGCAGGTCACAAAGCACCCGACAGCGGCAGACAGCCACGATAAGTAATCCCGCCAGGTTTCGATGTCATTTTCTGAGTGAAGGGAAAGCGTCTCTGTGCCGTTAGCAAAATTTGCGAATTCATCTTCTGTGGTAGCAAGAGGCACTTTGCAGCTCTCACAGGCCATCTTCGCCAGATCATACGGCTTTCCGGCGGTCGTTCCTAACGAACAGGTCTTATCGAAAAGCGACAGGTTGTCGTAGGCTTTCAGCACGATGCCGGACTGGGTCCACTGCGCTTCGGAGATGAGATAGACGCCGAGAGGGATATACTCGTATGTGCCGTCCGCGAGCTTTAGTCCGAAAAAGGGCGTGATCTTTTCACCTTTCAGGGAATAACGCTTTAGGTCTATGTTCATAAGGGTAATATCCATCTGTCCGATATAGACCTGCCCGATAGAGATCATCGTATCGTCGGAGCACTGGTTGGTGATCTGACAGGAACCGGCGAGAATGTTCTCGTCGCTGAAGAAAACATCGCCGACGCTTCCCTTCATGGAAAAATGCTGGACCGGCTGCTTCATGGCAGCCTTGTATTTATCGCTTACGGCGTACATGAAGCGCCTCCTCCTAATGCCTCACTAGCAACTCTTAAAACTCTTCCAGATCAAAGCTCACCGTGTAGAGCCCATTCGTGCCCTTCGTCTTTTCCGAGTTCTTCTCCGGAGCAGTTTTGAAGTTTCGAATCCGCATCGCTCGTGTCTTATAATCCTGTGTCTTCAGATCATAGAGTTTCACCGCAATACTGTCCTTGTCCCGGAATGCAGCAAACGTCGCTGCCCAGCGGCTCGAACACTGAAAAGAAGCAGAGACGGAGAGCTTGTCATACCTTGTGACAATGACCTGATCCGTTCCTGCTTCCGTCTGGTTGGTACTCTCGACGACGGCATAGCTCTCCTCCCAACTTTCCGGTGTAAAGAGCTTTGTCTCGTCAAAGTAGATTGGATAGTCGCTTAACATCATCGCCCTCCTGACCGGTAGTTGCTCCGCTGGGTTGCCCGGACGACGATCTCATCAATTCGCTCCTGTCCGATGTAGACCGGGATGATGATATCGCTGCCACCGACTCCTGCCAGAGCCCCCTGTACGATCTCCGCGAGCTTGTCGGTTCCAACCACGGCTTCCTGCCCTGCTTCCCCTCCGCCAAGGAGCCTGCCGCCTGCAGTGCCAAAGATCGTCGGGCTGTTCAAGATGTACGCATCATCCATCGCCTTCCGATACCAGCTCACCGACAAATGCGGTACAGACGGAGGGTCAATCGATAGCTTGCCGCTGATCGAGAAATGAGGCAGCCTGATGTGGGGCAGCTCCAGACGGCATCCCGCGAAAAATTCGCTAATCCTGCTTAGGCCGCCACTCACAATACTTTTGGCATTCTCAATCATTGACGAGAAGGCTCCTTTGATTGCATCGAGCTTTCCCTGTGCAGAAGACAAGGCATCGCCGAGCTTCCCTCCCGTCAGCTCATTGATCTTCGAGAATCCTGCCTCCCAGATCGACTTGTAGGCATCGACCGCCGTTCCGATCACGCCCTTGATGCCGCCGCCGTGCTCGTCCACCGATACCTGAATGGCATCCCACGCGGTGCCGGTGTTTGTTTTTACAGTGTCCCATGCGGTACTGATGGTGGTCTTTACGGTATCAAAAGCAGTACCGGCTGTCGTCTTGATCCCGTCCCACACACTGGAAAGAGTTGTTGTAATACCGCTCCATGCCGTCGATGCCGCAGAGCTAATCGTTAACCATGTATTTCCTAGAAAATCAGAAATTCCAGTAAAGACTGTGGTTGCTGTCGAACTGATGCCGCCCCAGAGCTCTGTAAAGAAGCTGCTGATTCCGTTCCAGACGGTTTCCGTCACAGACTGAATGCCGTTCCACAGCCTGGAGAAGAAGCTCCCGAGCCCTTCACCGATTGACTGTACTCCGGAGCACACGGTTTCCCAGACTCCTCCGAACCACTCAGAGATTTCTCCCCAGTGTTTCACGATCTCAATCACTGCGATCACAACAGCTACCACCGTTGCAATGATTCCGATGATTGGAAGGATCGGAACAGACACTGCCCCAATCGCAGGAATCACAGTGCCAGAGATGAACCCCACAAACTTCCCGACCACGCTCGTGACGGATCCGACCGCTGTGACAACTTTGCCAACACCGACGATAACCGGTCCAACAGCTGCCGCAATGAGGGCTGCCTTGACAATGGCTTCCTGCATGCCCGGAGACAGGCCATCCCACGCATCCTTCAGGGCAGTCACCACATCCTTGATCTGCGTCATGGCCTCGGTGATCATCGGGGCAGATGCATCCACGATCTCTGCACCGAGGTCCTTCAGGTTGTTCATCACAACCGTCATCTGATCGAGTGGATCAAGCGTCTCATTGAAGGTGTTCTCTACGGAACCTGCATAATCTCCGAGCGTGGTAGAGAGATCATTCAGGGACAACTTCCCGCTCTGGACCGCGTTGTAGATAGCACCACCGGCGCGGGATCCAAACAGGTCATAAGCTGCCTGTAGCTTCTCCGTATCCGAGGCATTGCTGCCCATCGTCTTCGAGAAGTCTTTCAGTGCATCGCTCAGGGACTGCCCGTTCTTCGTTGCTACCTTCTGTGCCTTGGTAAGACCAGTGAGCATCGTCGAGGTATCAAGACCAGACATCTCGACCGCGCCCATAAATCCTGCCGCCTGTTCAGCGGTAAGCCCCATCGACTGGAACTGGGCGGCATTCTTGGCGAGGTCTTGCGAGAGGGTATCCATCGACACACCGGTTGCCTGCCCGACCTGATTCAGGGCATCCAGCAGGTTCCCCGCATCGTCTGATGACTGACCGAAGGCATTTAGAACAGAGGATACGTTATCGACTGAAGTAGATACATCCGTGCTGTTAAGTGTTGCGAACTCCACGAACTTTGTGGAAAGATCCTCAAGAGCGTCGCCGGTTAAACCAAATCTCGTGTTCACCTCGCCGATCGCATCACCTGCAGTCTGAAAATCAGTCGGGATCGTCTCTGCGATAGACTTGGCGCGATCTTGCATGTCCTTTAATGCAGCGCCAGAAGCTCCCGTTTTCTCTGTGACAGTATCGAGGGCTTCATCGACTTCTTTCCAAGCCGCAACCGAGGCTCCTGCAGCGGCAGCGACGGGGACCGTGATGCCTTTGGTAAGTCCACCACCGACATCACTGATCTTGCCACCGACCTCTTTCATCTTGTCACCGGCAACCTGAAGCTGCTGTCCGGCAACGGAACCAAACTTCTTGTACTCGTCCTCGAGTCCTTCAAGGGACTGCTTGGTGGCTTCGATCTCACGAGTCAGAGCTTCCTGCTGTTTCTGCGTCTCCTCGGTCTGAGGTCCGGCTTTAAGCTGAGCGAGAGCTTCCTTCTCCTCAGCAAGTTTCTTCTTTGTCGCATCTATCGCGTCAGTTAGATACTTCTGCTTCTGAGCAAGAAGATCAGCGTTGCCCGGGTCCATCTTCAGGAGTTTATTGACGTCCTTGAGATTCGACTGAGTATCCCGGATTTCTTTGTTGACGCCTTTCAGGGCATTGGAGAGCTTGGTAGTGTCGCCATCCAGCTCAATGGTTATGCCCTTGATACGATCTGCCATGTGCTCTCACCTCCCTGAAAATGGCAAAAAGAAAGCACCGACTCATCACCGATGCTCATTAAAACAAATCGAAATCCTGCTGCGTGGCGACCTGTCTGTACTCGTCATCGCAGAGGTCATTTCCGGACTCGATGATCATATCCATCACAAGTCCTTCCTCCACATTGTCGAGTTCCGTAAGAGAAAAGCCCAGCTGCTTGGCACGCAGCATAAACACAGCCGTGTTTACTTCCCTTTCAGTTGGGCGGCTTCTTTTTTTGGCTTTGACGTTGTCCTTCTGGAACCAAGATAGAGCGTGACAAACTCCTGCATATGCAGGAATAGCTCTGCTCCGTCAAACTGATCCGCCCACGTAAGGAAGGCGTCGACATTCAGCGTGTTCATATCCTTCTTCTCCGCCTGCGCGTTCATGATGAAGGCAAGTTTATCGCCGACTGTCATATCGGTCTGGTCGTCCTCGCTGTTCTCCATCTTGTTCAGAAGGATCATCAGATCCTGATGGAATACCTGCTTGTAGCGATATGCCGTGGTCCCCGTTGCAAGAAACGGGAACTTCTTTTCCGACCCATCAACGAGTCGGAGTGAAATTTCCTGATACATGAGATCCCCTCCTTATCACTTGCTGGAACTGGACGCAGTCGTGCTGGTCGATGCTGTACTCGTAGATGCAGCAACCGCAGCAGGCGTGTAGACCTTGCTGTACCAGCTCTGATACGTTGCATCAGCGGTGTCCGCACCAGAACGGGCCTTCACGATATTCTTGCCAAGCGTCGCATCCTTGATGCTGGTTGCGTTGATGGTGAGACTCTCCGTCTGCACCTCGATAGAATCCTCCTTCGTGGAAGACGCGACAGACGGTCTCGTTGCCGTGCAGTTATACATGACGTGACGGATCTCATTCACATCGCCGTCAAACTCAAAGAGCAGCGCGAAGTGAATCGGCTGAGCGTCCGCATCCTCGATCAGAACGCCGTTTCCATCCTTGATCTCGCCGAGAACATTCTCTCTGAAATCTTCCGGCACCATCGCGGACTCGAAATCTCCGTTGTAACCGCTGTTGGCTGTAGTAACGAAGTACTGCACACCGTCCGCCCAGAAGATTGTCTGGTCTCCCTGCGCATCCAGCGAAAGAGATACAGCACCCGGCCACGCCACAGGATCCGCGAAGGTGGCTGTCCCATCTTCGGCAATCGTCGCGATGGCGTAGTGCACGTTCTTCAGATTGTATTTAACCTTATTCTTCTTGTTCGCCATTTCAGGCCTCCTGTTCAAATGAATACAGGACCTCATAGAGCTTTTCTGACTCTATCCAGGTCTCTGTCTTATCAAAGAAGATCCCACCCTTCACGAGCAGGTCTTCCAGTTTCTTCTCTGTCTCCGGATCTTTCTGATCCGTGTAGAGTTCAATATCGATCTCTGTAATCGGGAAATACACGGTGCCGTCTGCAGCAAAGTTGTCGCTGTTCGGACAGCGGTAACAGATAAAAGGAGGATCCGGTCCTTCTCCTTCTGCGAAGTGATCGTAGGCAAAGGGAATACCCAGCTCCTCCAGAATGGTGATAATCTCGTCCATCATTTCAGCTCCTTCTCAATCTCATCCGTGAGCTTTCCGGTAATCTCCTCCTCGACAGGAGCGATGTGCGGAATACCGTCCACGCGGCCACCTCCTCTCTTGGCGTGGCCTTTTTCCAACAGATGCGTCAGACCATAAATCTTGTTATGAACAACCACCTCCGCACCGACTGCCGTTTCCTTCTGAACCGTGGACCGCCAGCCCTTTGCGTACTTTCCGGTACGCTTGGGTGATTTTTCTTTCAGCTCTTTCACAGCTTCTTTTCCGGCATCCTTGATCTCCTGCTTCACGACGTCGTTCACGTCATCCACGTAGTCGGAGAGCGTCTTTTCGACCGTCGCGGCAAGATCATCCACCTTTATCTTCATCGCTTCACCCTCTCGCACTTGAATTTGAGACTGTTGTGTTTGAATCCCATCGGATCAATGGCGGTTACGTTGTAGATTGCATCACCAAGCCGGATCCGGATCTTTGTGGAGTCGAGCCCTTCGAGACACTTGGCGTACCGGACCGTGAAGTCAATGGAATCGGTACTGTTGATCGTTCCTGCTTCCTGCTTCTCGGATCCTCCGCCCTGCACTGGTGTCGCCCAGCAGGTGTAGAAGTCCGTCCATGTGTTCACGTGGTTTCCTATCCGGTCCGTTACCGTTTCATTCTTCTGAATCGTGAGCCGCACATTCATCGCTGCGATATTCATCCCGCACCCCCTTAAAACTGAGGATCCCGCTCTCCGAAGAGCAGGTTCCGGAGAGTGATCGTCAGGGCGTTATGATCGGCTTCCTCCCGATGCTCGTTGAGATAAGCGAGCGCATAAAGAATTGCCACTGTGACAATCGGACTATCTTCATCTCCGAGGGAATCTTTACGCAGTACACTCGCGACCAGACTCTCGGCAGCATCCAGTTCCTGCTGAATGATGTCGTCCTCGTCGTTTGAGTCGACCCTGAGATATTTCTTTCCTTCATCCAGTGAGAACATCACTGCCTCCCTCCAGTCAGAAAGAAAGCCCAGGGCTCTGACACCCTGAGCTCTCAACATTACTTTGCTACAACTGCAGATCAGGCAGATGCGCCTGCCTTCATGATCTGCACGGCTTCCGGAAGTACCAGAAGACCATCAACCCTCTCCTTGGCCACGTATCCGATCATGCCGTTGCCCGCGAAGAGCTCTCTGAGCTCCTGCATAGAGCGGGTCCCACGATCGCCGATGTTGTAGTAAGAGAAGTCACCGAATGCCATCACCGGCTTGTCAGCAGCAAGCTCCGGAGCGTAGGCACTGGTGTGGACAGCATAGCCGACGAGTCTGTCCGGCTCACCTGCCTGATAGGACGGCTGCCAGATGTAGGCTCCGTTGTTGTCCTTGAGCTTACGGAGTGCCGCAAGGGTCTGGTCGTTCATGATGAACGATGCCTTCTTACGGTACGGACGCTTCAGGGCATACACGAGATCCAGCACATCATCGGTACCGAGCTTGGTGCCAGTGAGAGTCTTGGATACGGTGCCGCCGTTCGTCGCATCAAAGATGCCGGTCGGCTTGCCTTTGCCATCGCCGTTCAGGAACGCATCCTCCTCGGCGTTTGCAATCGCGATACCGAACTGGGTCGTGATGTAACTTGCAAGATCAAACATGGAGTCGTAGAGAAGTTCCTCGGTGACCTTCACTGCCACATGCAACTTGTGGGCATCAAGGATCTTCTGACCGAACTTCGCATCGGTAAACTGAAGGGCACCGCCTTCCTCGATCCATGCAGCGGTCGGCTTGGCACCGGCAATGTTGATCTTGTGCTCCCCGGAAGTCGTGATCTGGGTCGCAAGGCCTCTCATGATGTTCTCCTCATTCAGAACATCGATGAGTCTCGAATCCCACTTCTCCGGAACGAGATATCCGCCATCGGCGTCGACACCCTCCTGAAGGATGTCAGATACCTGATGGAAGTTGGTGCGCATGGCAGTCAGCATGTCCTTGGCATACTGATCGGAAGCGCGTCCCTTTCTTTCCGGCTTCTCACCGCCTGCGGACGGCATGTTGGACAGCGGAGAGGTCGTCGGCTGATTCAGCTGGGCTTCGATTGCTGCCTGACGGTTCAGGCGGTCGATCTCCTTGGTGAGATCCGTGATCTCCTTCTCCATACGGTCATAGGTTTCCCCGTCTGCGGCAGAGAGAACACCGTTCTCTCCTCTGTGAGCCTCGAGGAAGGACTTCGCTGCCTCCCACGCCTTAGCTCTCTTTGCAATTAATTCCTGTACGTTCATTTGTGTTTTCCTCCTCACATCATGGTGTGCAGAAGATTCAGGCGCTCCATGAGAGCATCCACGCTCCGGCCATCTTCTGCATGGTTTGCGGCGTCAGGTCCTGCCTGCGCCCTGTCACTGGTCTTGTAGTGCTGCTTCACCTTGTTCGTGAAGGCAAGTTCCATCTGACGGCTGGAATAGAGATATCCGCCAAAGCGGTCCTCGTCCTTCTTCTCTTCCTTCTCGTCAGGGTCCTTCTGTTTCTCCGGAGTATCCTTATCCGGATTTTCGTCCGGTTCGTTGTCCGGCTTATTGTCCGGATTCTGGTCCGGAGCCTTGTCAGGATCTTCGTCCTTCTCCTCGTCACTCCGGTAGAGCTCCGGGCGCTTCATGACGCGGTCCGCAAAGCCAAGCTCGACGGCCTTGTTTGCGTCCATCCAGGTCTCATCGTCCATGAGCTTGCTGAGCTTGTTCCGGGAAAGACCTGTCTTTGTCATGTAGGCATTCAGGATGGAGTTCTTCACCTCATCCAGCATGGAGATTGCCTGCGTCAGATCGTCCTTGTCGCCCATCGCCATGGTGGACGGGTTATGGATCATCAGCATAGACACCGGAGATACCAGCACCTCATCTCCTGCCATCGCAATGACGGAAGCTGCCGATGCTGCAAGGCCGTCGATCTTCACCGTAACCTTCCCGGTGTAGGAAAGAAGCATGTTGTAGATCTGAGCTGCAGCCCAGACATCTCCACCGGGGCTGTTGATCCATACCGTGATCGGACCCTTGCCGGAATCAAGATCGGACTTGAAAAGGGCCGGCGTGACGTTGTCCTCGTACCAGGTGTCATCTCCTCCGATTGCTCCATCAAGAAACAAGGTTCTCTCCTCTTCCGCCTCCCCAGATTCAG